CGCCGACAAGCGCGTGACGTGCCATGCCGCCTGGGTACTCGACGAGCAGAGCTTCCCCCAGCACAGCGACCACTTCCCGGTGGTCGCCCAGTACGACATCCGCAGGCTTCACAACCAGGAGGGCCAGTGAACGACGACCGTGAGGTCAACCGCGACGCCAAGACCGGCGAGTTCGTGAGCGACGAGTACACCGCCGCCAACCCGGACACCACGGTGACCGAGCACATCGAGCCGCCCGTGCTGCACCTGTCCCAGCAGGACCGGGACGACCTCGAGGCGCTCAACAGCGAGGAGGACACGCCTCCGTACCACACGATCCTCGAGTCGTGGCGCGCGGTGCTGCAGGGCTCGGCCGGCCAGGAGAAGGTTCGCCCCACCCCGCAGTGGTGCAACAAGCTCGTCGCCTCCTACAACGGCCTCACCTACGACGCCTGCTACGCGCTGCGGGACCTGCTCTTCGCCCGCATCAACAAGCTGCGCGAGATCCTCGAGGCCGAGATCGACAGCGACGACGAGTGCCTCAACTACACCAGCGCCGAGGAGGACCGCTCGGAGAACCTGGTGCACTACAAGGCGTTGCTGCTCAACTGGCAGCTCGAGATCCTGCGGTGGGAGCTCGAGTGGGACTGCCTCAACCCCGACGCCGCGGCCGACCTCGCCTCGATCTCCGAGGTCCACAAGATGTTCTTCGAGCCGGGCATGGGCCTGGTCCAGTGGCTCGAGAACATCCAGCTGGAGTTCACCGAGTCGGACCAGATCGACCTGGCCAACGCGCTGAACGCCCTCAAGGAAGAGGTGAACGGTGAGTGAAGCGGCTCCCGAGTCCGTCGAGCTTCCTCGATCTGGTGACGCTGCGTTCTCGGCACTCATGGACGTCCTGGCGCCAGAGGGTGAAGCACCGGCGCCTGCAGAGGGCGCACCGGAGGTACCAGCGGCTGGAGCGCCGGGAGCGCCGGCGGCTGGACAGGGCGCTGGCGATGGTGCAGCAGCAACAGGAGCGCCTGGCGCTGCTGCTCCCGCCCCTGTTGCTGGTACCCCCGAGTCCCTCGGAACAGCCGTTCAACCCGTCACCGGGGCTCCTCAGCCTGGTGCCGCAGACGGTGACGCAGCACCTGGCGACGCTGCCGCTGGAACACCAGCCACCGACGGAGGACGACCTGCTGCTTGGACTGCGTCCGCTACCGACCTCGCCCCCAAGCTCGGAGACCTGAGCACCGCCTTCGAGAACAAGGTCACCGAGGTGTACCAGCAGGCTGCGCTCGAGGAAGTGCGCACCGAGTACGCCAGCTACTTCTCAGCGATCACCCAGCCGCCACGGCTGCTGATCGGCAAGGAGGTCCCGTCCTTCGGCGAGGCCGACACCGAGGTCCTCTCGTCCTCGGAGGACGCCAAGGAATGGCAGGAGACTGCCAAGCACCTGCTCGCCGAAGACGTGAAGAGCCGTGCGTCGAAGGCGATGGACGAGCAGGCGGGGTTCTTGACGACCATCCACTCATCCATCAGTCTGTTTCAAGACAACCTCGACCTGATTCCGGGCACCAAGGACTTCGACGTCGAGCTTGCCAACAAGTTCACCGCCCTCGCTGAGCCGTACGAACTACGTGTAGAGGGCAAGTTGCAGGGGTACTCGGTGCCAGTCCAGCCCCTCATCAACCAGCTCAGGGCACAGTTGGTCACTGAGCGGGCAGCAGCTGCAGCCCCCGCAGCTGCTGCGGCACCAGCAGCGGCTTCGACCCCTGCTGCTGGTGCCCCTCCCGCCAAGCCTGCGGATCCTCCACAGGCAGGCATCCCATCCAAGGCGGGCAACTCCGCCGAGCAGGGAGAGGACTTCTCCACGCTGTGGGGCACCCTCGGCCTGCCTAACATCCAGATCTGAGGAGATCCCGTGGCTGTCAACAAAGCAGTGAACCCGCTCTACGACGTGCTCCCGCAGAAGGTGCGGAAGATCGTGTACGCGATCCTCTTCGTCGCGTTGACGGTGTTCACCATCGTCCAGGCCGCCGACGGCGACTGGGTCAAGGCGATCGGTGGCGTGCTCATCGCGCTCGTCGGCCTGCTGGCCTCGAGCAACACGGCTGTGCAGGTGCCGTGACCACGCCCATCGCCTTCCAGTACATCCCTTGGCGAGGGGCCACCGTCGACCGCAAGACCGTCGAGCTGCTCAAGATCGCAGAGCGCCGGCTGGGCTACGTGGTCGACGTGATCAAGGGACACAGCGTCACCAGCGCCGTGTCCGGCACCACCCACAACGGGGGTGGCGTCGGTGACCTGCAGCCCTTCGACCACGAGAAGAAGGTCAAGGCGCTGCGTGACCTCGGTTGCGCGGCATGGTTCCGTCCCGCGATCCCAGGCACCTGGCCGGACCACATCCACTTCGTGGTGTGCCGACACGGCAACCTCGACCCGATGGCGGCCGATCAGGTGGAGGACTACGACAAGGGACTCAACGGGCTGGCCGGCCACGCCAAGGATCCGAACACGTACCACCCGGACGTGCCGGACTTCTCGTACGAGAAGGCGCTCAAGGACAACGCGCTGCGAGCACAGATCCTGACGTACCAGAGGAAGGTCGCCACTGCTCGCGGCGACCTGACCTACCGGCCCTGACATGGGCAAGGCCAAGAAGTCCATCGTCACCACCCGCAGGCGGATCGACAAGGATGCGGCGAAGACAGCCGCTGCCAACGCCAAGGGTGGGCGATACTACAAGGCAACGGTGGTCGACAAGATCGCCGCAGTCACAGGAAGGAAGTACCGCTGATGAGTGGAACATTCGACGAGGCTGTCGAGGAGCGACTCGCTCGCACCGAGAACCCGAAGCTCGAGCCCTCGGGTGACGCCGAGCACGACAAGCTCACGGACCAGGCGCTCGGGCTCGACGCCCTGCACCCGCTCCGCGACGCCGACAAGGCGGAGGTCAACGACGAGATCGCTGCTGACGAAGAGCACAGCGACTGACTCAGTGGCCACGTTCCCTGTTCACTACCGTCCGAGGCCGTACCAGCAGGAACTCCACACCATGTGGCGGACCTACCGGTACGGCCTCGGCATCCTGCCCAGGCAGTCGGGCAAGGACGTGGCCGCGAGCATGGAGCAGAACGAAGCACGGCTCAAGACCCCGAAGACGTCGGGCTACTACATCAGCCTGAACAACAACGTCATCCGCGACATCCTCTGGGACAAGACCTACCTCTGCACCGAGTGCGGTGAGTACGTGCAGGGGATGCAGGACAACGTGCCGGCCAGCGAGGTCGAGTGGCGCAACACCTTCATGGAGGGCCGGTTCAAGAACAAGAGCCGTCTCAAGCTGATCGGCTACTTCCAGTCCGGCAAGGACGTGTCCGGCGTCGGCACCTCCGCCCAGGACTACACCATCACCGAGCTGGCGCTCTTCTTCCGTGAGGACCCGGTGCCCCGCATCTGGCCCATCCTGCAGAACCCGCAGGAGAAGAAGCGGCTGATGGTGGTCAGCACCCCACGTGGCCGGCGGAAGAACCCGCTGTGGATGCTGATGGAGTCCATCAAGGGCAACCCCAACGGCAAGGTCATCGTCCGCACGATCGACGACCTGAACGAGATGATGCGCCGGGAGGGTCTGCCCCCGGTGCTGCGGCAGCAGGACCTCGAGGAGATCCAGAACGACTACCTCCGCAGGTTCGGCAACGACCGCATGTTCCACCAGGAGTACCACTGCTCCTTCGAGGAGATCGACGCGGCCGCCGTCTACGGCGAGGCGTACATGAAGATGGTCGCCGAGAAGCGCGTCAACATCTTCAACCTCAGCCCTGCACACCCGGTGTACGTGGTCTTCGACATCGGCTCCTCCGGTATGCACAGCGACGCCACGGCGTGGATCGCGTTCCAGTGGATCAACGGGAAGCACTTCGTCTACGACTGCGGCGAGGGCCACGGTAAGGCCCTGCCCGAGTATGTCGATGAGCTGCAGACGAAGCACTACTTCAACCGCATCGCGCAGATCATCCTGCCCTGGGACGGCGAGCACCACGAGAAGGCCGTGAACACCACGCCGGCCGACATGATGCGCCAGCGGTTCCCCAACGTCTCCGTGCTGGCCAAGTCCAACAAGGTCTACAAGATCCCCGGCTCACGCCAGGGCGACTACGACCTGATCACCGACATCCAGCAGACGCGCATGTCGATCTACAACATGATCATCCACGGCAACATGGCCGGGGAGACCCTGACCGACGCAGGTCTGATCATCCCGACGAGGGACCCGGGCAACTGCCAGTGGCTCCTGGAGTGCATGGAGAACTACAAGTACGAGTTCAACACCAAGCTCCAGCAGTGGACCGACAAGCCGTTGCACGACAAGCACAGCAACATGATGGACGCCCTGCGCTACATGGTGCAGGCCACGAAGGAGCTCGAGTACTTCGGTGGCCACTTCTTCGAGCAACCCGGCGGCATCGCCGCAGAGAAGGGTGTTGACTACGAGCAGGACTACGAAGGGGTGTGGCGTCGATGAGCACCACTGTGAGACAGGCGTTGCAGAACGTCGCCAACTACCCGGAGCCGCTGACCGACGACGTCGTCAACATGGCCGTGCACGAGCTGGTCGCGCGCTCCCTCTTCGACATCGCCAACAGGCCCGACGCCAGCGTCCGCGGATCCATGTCGCGGGCGAACAAGGCGAGGAAGATGATCCTCGAGCGACTCGACGGCAAGCGCCGCACGGGCACCAGCCCTGCGCTCAAGGACGGGTCGTCGATCGAGTTCCGTGACCTGACAGGTGGTGAGATTGGTGTCGCAAGCGAAAGCGTTCAGCCTGCTGACTGAGGACGTCGTCGACCTCGGCCTACCCGGCGAGGACCTCGACAAGATCCTCGGCATCGCCGAGATGGTAGCCAACCTGAGCGACGACGTGATCGTCTTCGTGCAGGGCCCGGTACTCAAGAAGTGGCACGACGCATGAGGTCCTTCTTCGGGGAGCTAGTCCTCTGGGTCTTCTTCCGTATCCCGGTCCTGGCTGCTCTGGCCTTTGCCGTCTACGTCTTTCTCAACATCGTGATCGGAGGCTTGGCCCTATGTCCACCACGAGCCTGGTGCTAGTCAGTAAGTACCGCACCAAGATCCCCGAGTCTCACCGGGCAAGCCTCGACACGCGACTGCTGTGGCTGTGGAATCAGCGCTTCGGCACGGTCCAGACGATCTGGCAGCGAAGCCCTGACATCCTGGACCACACTGCGGCCACGCTGATCTTGCAGGCCATCATGGGCAAGGACCTCGAGTCCATCGCCCAGCTCTTCCAGCGCCTCGAAGGTGGGGCGCGGAAGGACGACCAGGTCATTCAGGAAGAAGTAATCAGGATCTGACGAGCACGTCTCGCGCGCCGAAGAGAATCCACGCGCCGAGAAGGATGAGGCTCACACCCACGATGATCTTGAGGGTGAGCACTCCACCGATCAGTGCGAGGATGCCAGCGATGATGAGCAGGATCCCGAACAAGAGAGCGATCATGGCATTACCGTACCTTCTTGCGCGCCATGCGCCAGTACTTCCTGGCTTCGGGGCGTCGGCACACCTCGCACACGCAGGAGGCGCGATGCTCGAGAGTCTGGTCATCTGGGCGTGTCTGGGGCAGCACACGCCGTTCAAGTGGAATGACCTCGAGGGGGAGCAGCCAGTCGCCCCGCCACCGGACGGCCCTCGGGTCGTCAGGCTTCCGCACGGCGTACACGCGCTCCTCTGGTGACCTGGGCGTGTAGCGCTGGCCGGCGGCGTAGACCCGGGTCCCGTCCGACAGCGTACGGATGGGACGGTGGGTCATGGGTACAGCGTCCCTGCCTGGTACTCCGACCACAGCGTCAGCGTCATCGGCCGGTGCCGCCGGATGTAGTAGCCAGGCCGCACCTTGAAGGCGTTGGTCACCTTCCGTCCAGCGATGTAGGTCATGTACGGCTTGCCCTAGTAGAACCGCAGGATCTGGTTGATCTTCCGCAGGTCAGACCCGCACGTCCCGCCCTCCTTGTAGAGGTCGGCGACGTTGATCCCGGTGGCCCACTCGTAGATCATCACCGCGGCCACCCGGTGTCCGTGCTGCGGGGAGAGCTGCCGAAGGAACAGACGTACCTCGCGCTCCCACTGCACCTGGTGCGGGTTCTCCTTGACCAGGTACTTGTCCTTCGTCAGAGGCATCTTTGCTCTCTCTGAAACAGGAAGGACCAGCTGGTCGAGACGACTCGACCCGGCGGACGCGAGTGCCGTCGAAGGCACTCGCGTACTCGGAGCATCCTTATCGAACCTCTTCTTCAATACAGCCTCTACCTCTGTCAGCAGAGACTTCTCCTCATGGACGCTCATGAGCAAAAAATTATCACAAAAAAGAGAGAGCCTCCGTCGACTCGACGAAGGCCCCCTCCTACTTCAACCGCTCCGCCTCGACCATCGCAGCGATCTCAGCCTTGCACTGGTGACACACCGGGAACCCCTGCGCTGCCCAGCCCTTGCTGCACCTGGGACAACGGCGACGCTTGGGCTTCTTGCGCGCGTGACGATCCGCCCGATAGAACGGGTTCTTAGGCATCGGCCCCACGCAACCTCAACGCCAGTGCCAGGTGCTCGGCCACCGCCTGGTCGTTCTCATCGAGAGCCTCGACCTCGACGACCTGAGCCATCTGAACCATGCTGTCGGGGATGGAGATGGTGGCCGCTGGCTGCAGCGGCATGAATGCTTGCTCGGTGAACTCGAGCGTCAGCTTCACCGCCACCCCGTCCGGCTTGGCCGGCCGTTTCTGGAACACCCCGATCACCCGGACACTGTCGACACAGTCGACGTGCCCGAGCGCCGGGTCATAGCGACGACCGAACTTGGGCTTGACCACGGCGAAGAACGTGGCCTTGACCATGCGGCTCACAGGTTCACCTCCGTCGGCAGGTCAGGCGTCACCGAGGTGACGAGCTTGCCCGTGCAGTGAAACACCTGACGCCGGCGGATCTTCACCGTGTCGTCCGGTGTGCACACGCACCGCTCCTCGAAGCAGGCACAGATCTCGACCACCTCCCGCTTGTGAGCGGCGTGCCCGTGCGGGAGGTGGTCGGTCAACCTCCCGCAGTGCTGCTCCTCCGGCGCCTTCACGGCGTGGCCTGCGCGTACCGCTGGACGTTGTTCACCAGCTTGGTGGCCTCGTCGTCCTCGAGGCCCAGCTGCTCCGCGCGCTCCGTGAGGAGCAGGCCCCAGTTCGCAACGCCGGCGGCCTGCATCTCCGAGCCGATGGCGAAGAGCGTCTGGTTCCGCTTGCCCTGCGGGATCGGCCGCTTGAGCTTGCTGATGATCTGATCGTGAAGCATGAGAACCTCCATCTCGTCACCCGACGCGAGCGTCGATGTGATGTGGGCGTTGGTAGCGGCGAGCTTCTGCTCGCGCTGGGACAGCAGGTCACGCAGGTGCTCGGGCAGCGCGACCGGCTTGCGATCGTTCCACCTCTGCTGAGGGTGGTGGTAGACACATCCGGTCGCCCGGAAGTCCACACCCTGCTCGAGACCGATCCGGTCTCCGAGCGAACCGAAGCCCTTGACCAGGTCCCACGGCTCCTCGTTGATGTAGAACAGGTGGTACCCGTCGCCCGACTTGCTGGTCTCGGCCAGCGTCTTGGGCAGAGCGCCGAGCCGAAGCGCGTGTTCGAGCCCGCCGTTCTTCCCGTCGATGTCGAGACACACCAGCTTGAGGCTGCGCATCACGATGGCGAAGTTCGACCTGCCCTTGTTGTACTGGAACAGCACGCGACGCTCGTTGAACTCGCCGCGCATGTAGCGGGGCATGAAGCCCTCGTCGCTACCCGGTGGTGGGTTGAGACCCCAACCCTTGTCCGTGCGCCCGTCGTCGAACGCTCGCACCAGGGCCATGCCCTTAGGTCCCACCAGGTCGTACGCACCGAAGCCGGGGACCGGCGTCTCGTCGACGTACGTGTCAGTCCTCCACCACGGCAGCGAGGATCTCGTCATCTTGATCGTCTCCTTCCAGGGACTTGATGAACGCGGCCGCCTCGTCCTTGAGGGACGTGACGATCCGCTCCTTACGCACCTTGCCCGAGTCCCTGATGGACTTGCGCTCGGTGTTGAGCAGCGGTTGGAACAGCGCCTGAACGTCCGGCTCTGCCCACTGCCCGATGTCGTTCTCCTTGAGGCGCCACGACTGGAACGCCTGCACCAGCTCCGGCATGGTCTTGCCGACCAGGCCACCAGCACCGAAGGTGTCCTTCTCCTCGACGTACTTGAGGAACTGCAGACCGATGCTGTTGACGTGCATCGCCTCGAGCTGGAGCTCCAGCGCCTTAGCGGTGGGAGCAAGCATCTCAGCGATCCGGTCCTCGACCACGTAGCGGTCGATGAGCAGCGACAGGAACGCACCGAGCGACTCCTGGTCCAGCATGGACTTCTCGAACTTCCGGTCCAGCGCGTACACGTGCGGGAACTGGAACCGGACCAACCGCTTCTGCAGAGCCGTCGACTTGTCGTTCGACTTCGGCTCCCGGTTGAGCGACTCGACGAACAGCGCGTTGGTCTGCACGATCGTCGGTGTGCTCTCGTACAGCAGCCGGAAGGCCGCTGGCTCCCCGGCGATGAGGGTCTTCTCCAAGCCGGAGTCTTTGAGGTACGTGTGCTGCCCGTCGAACACGAGGTTGAGCAGCTTGTTGTTCAGCTCGACGCACGTCGGAGACTTCTCCGAGATGTCCTGCCGTGTCACGTGTGACACGTTGGCGTGGCCGAACAACGACATCAGCATCTTGAGCAGCACGCCCTTGCCGTTGCGCCCCTCACCGAGAAGCAGCACGTACTTCACCGCGGACCATCCCGGCGCCAGGCTTGTGGCCAGGTGACAGAGCAGCGACTCTGCCTCCTCATCGGAGTCGAGCCACGTGGAGATGACAGCGAAGACCTTGTCCTTCGCCACCTGGTCCTCGTTCAGCATGGGTTGCAGGGCGTTGGCCCGGAACTCTCCGGTCACGTCGACCAGCTGGCCCTCGTCGTTCAGCTCGAGCAACCCCGACGGGGTGCGAACGAGCAGCGAGGGTGTGGCCTCGTCGACCTGGATGGCGGACTGAGCCACCATGTACTCGAAGGACTTGAGCTCTGCGTCTGCCGCGAAGATGGTGTTGAACTGGTTGGCCGCCATCGCACCGAGCTGGCGCCGCGACAGTGGCAGCCAGATGGTACGAAGCGGATCCGGCACTACGTCGATCTCAAGGGTCTCGTAGTCCGCCGGGATGTAGGTGACGCTGTTGTAGCGAACCATCTGAGATCCGCCGGCGAGGTTGTGAGCGTCCTTTGCCAGCGCCTGCTTGTTCTTCAGTTCCAGTGGCATGTCGGCCCCTTCTAGGTGGAGGGTCCGGCCGGTGTCCCATTCCAGGAGACACCGGCCGGACGTTGTCACTCAGCGTGTACGCCCCGCTCGCGCAGGACTTTGATCTTCTTCTCGATCTTGGAGATCTCCTTCTCCGTGAGGGTTGGAGACTCCAACTGATCGAGAAGTTTCTCGATACGCTGGGCGGTGGTCGTCATAGGGCGGCTCCTCTCGTGGCCCGAGCACTTGCGCCCGAGCTCCCCCCGGTCACGAGATGACCAGCCGCTTCACGACCTTCTTACTGGCGTTGGTGCTTGATCCCCTCGGCATGATCCGACCTATGAGCTGACGCCGCAGGCTGTCGTCGTCGGTATCGTCGAGGATGAGGAGCGTGTCGCACACCTTGTCCAGTCCATCCGTGCCGGTGGCGAGACTGGCTGTCCCGACCAACACGTCAATCAGTCCCACCTTGAAAGCGTCGATGCGCCCCTGCTTCATCTTGGTGGAGACGGAGCCGTCCACGATGGTGACGCGACGACCCCGTGTTGCCAGCCAAGCCTCCGTCGCACGTGCGACGGTGGAGTGGTTGGCGAAGATCAACACCGGTCCAGATCCTTGAGCATTGTCGAGCTCGTACTCAAGCCACGCCCTGACGTACACCTCAGGAGTCGACGGGTTCGTGAGCAGCGTGTGGTCCACGACTGCGTGCTTCCGTTCGATCGCCGAAGCGATGATCCGCTTCTTGCGCATGTTGAGCCCGTAGTCCGCCATCGCTGGCGGCACGTGCGCCGGGATCTCCTCGTCCTGAATCGTGTAGACCAGGTCGTCCTCGAGGTAGTCCACGTTGGGCAGCGACGACAGGTAGTCCGCCGCGTCCTTGAAGTGGATGAACCCCGTCACCTTCGGTGTCTCGGAGAACGGGTCCGGCATGGTGACGCACCGCTGGTACAGGTAGGCGAGGAACCCACCCCGCACCTGGTCCGGGTGCATCACGTGCTCGATGCAGTAGCACCTCTCGACGTCGTTGTAGTTCGGCGTCGCCGAGACCAGGATCAGCGGGGCTTGTAGCCCTGCTGCCAGACGGTCGAGCTTCTTCCACCCTTGACCGGTGTTACCGCCGAACAGGTGGAACTCGTCTGCGATCACGGCCACGTCCCGGCTCAGCTTGTAGCCTTTCTGCCGGAACTTGGCGTGGCTGATGCAGTCGACCTGCACCCCGAGCTTGTCGCCCCACTCTTGCCACTGGCTGTAGGTGGACGGAGGTGTGATCACCACCGCCCTGTTGTGGCCCCACAGCCGCAGCTGGCCGAGCGACGTGACGCTCTTGCCGGCGCCCGTCTTGTAGTACAGCAGGCGCCTCTGTGCGGGCCCTGGCTGGGCCTCTGCCGCACGCAGCGCCTTCTCCTGGTAGTCGAACCAGGTCAGCCCCGCCTGCTGCCCCAAGGACAGGATGTCCGTGGGCTTCATGCGGAGGCCGCCAGCCTGGCGAAGTTGACCAGGGCAGCAAGCGCACCCTGGTCATTCGGGACCTTGCGGTCACCCCGTTCACACGGGGTCCAGGTCAACATGTCCGACAGCACTTCCTTCCGGTCGGCGTCGGACCACCTGGCCCACTGCTCGTGGCTGATCTCACCGAGCCACTCGTCCTGTGGCTCGAGGGTCACCGCGATCATCTCGGTGATCCTGTCCAGGTCGAGGCGTAGCGAGGTGAAACCCTTCGCACCGTCGGTGCGACCGGGCACCTTGAACACTGCGGTCTCGAAGTTCTCGAGGTCGTGCGTTGCGAGACTCACGGCAGCACCTTGCAGTCAGCGCAGCACCCGAAGAAGATGATCACCGGTGTGCCTGCCCGCTCCCACGTACCGCGACCTGAGTACAGCTCGCCGGGTACGTACTTGCCGCAGTGGTCACAGGTCTCGTCCCACTTCTTGATCTCCTTCGGTGTTGCGTCCTCGGCGGGCTCGGTCAGCGTGAGCGTCACGATGTCGAACCCCAGGATCGCAGCAACACCGGGCGTT